TCCCAATAATCTACCGCCCAAGTCATGTTGATTTCATAAAGGGTAGTTCCGTTGGTATACTCAAGCTCCATCGGATCGATAGCTTTTAGAGGAAAGCAATCCCTAAGTGTGATTCTTCTAAAAACATCGCCATTTTTATTGAATACCGAAACGATAATAGTTCCAGTATAATCAGCTTTAATCCCCTGTGCTCCTGTTAACGGATTATAAATTAAGTCCGTCCATTGACGTAAAGTTTTAAAAACATACATGGAATTGGCGTCGTCAAGGTTTACTGTAAATTTGATGGCAGCATCTAAAGTAGTTGTATCTGGCTTACCTCCAGCGTAGTTTCTTTTAGCAAACTTGTACTTCTGAGCAACGAAACTTGGATTCTTATCGACATCAAGTCCTCCAATTGAAACAACCTGCTCCAACAAAATTGGTCCTCCAGCAACAGGACCAGGAGGAATAACGTTTACCTCAAACTGGTTAAGGTAAACTGGCTCAAACCTATTAATTGCACTTAGTGAATTTTGATAGTGTGGTAAACCCGCCATTTATTGAAAGATCTTTTTTTTATTTATCTTCATTATGCAAATTGGATAAATCCTCCAGCTGCTATACCTCCAGTTCTTGTAACAGTGATTCTGTTAACAAATTTCTGGATACCTCTAGCAGGCTCGATGATAACATCGATGATCCCAATATTTTGATCAATAATTGACGGAGGATTGTTTGAGGAGTCCATGATTACTTGGTAAGCATAGATACCACCACCAGCTCTAACGCCATCAAGATAGTTATCAACCAATGTCTTAATTTCAAGCCTAATTGAATCTTCATTGAAATCAAAGAGGTAGTTAGCCATAATTTCTTCAACGTCGTTTTCTACACTAATGAGAAGATCTCTTACGTGCACAAGATTGAAAGCTGAGTTAACGGTTTGATAAGCTGTTTGGTTACCGAAGATAACTACTCCAAGATTTCTTCTTTTGATGATAGGGTTAAGACCAACGGGCTCTAACCATCCTCTATCCACATCTGTGAAATCATACTCAACACCAACAACATTTGGACCTGAGATAACACCTCTTTTTTGACCTGCAATAATGCTATAAGGCTCTCCGTTAGCAAATTTTCTTACAAAGTTGTTAGAAATGTATGCTGCAGGAGGTACGTTTATATTTTTGTTGTTCTCCCTGATTGTAATATAAGGAGTGTAGTAAGCTGCAAACTTAGATCCTTGATCTTCTGTCGGAAGACTAAAAGTATAAGAAGGATTTAGTGATAAGTTACCACCTTCTGAAATGTACTGAGCTTTAAGAGAAGGATATGGGTTAGTTTGAGTTGGAGCATCTGTGAATCTAGGATCAGTAGAAGCTCTAAACTGTGCCATAGAAGGAGCGTTAATAAGAGCAAGTGCTTTTTGTCTCATCATGGCCAATTTACTCAATTGGTACTTAGAATTAGGTAAGATTTGACCGCTGAAGGTATCAACGATGTATCTAAATGAAATAACATCTTTTGCCGCAAGTGTTGCTGCAATGTTCGTATTGTACATAACATCAAGCAACTCAGAAACTCTAGCATCAGTTCCGTTAGGTCTGTGAGAATCCCTCATTGTAAATCCTTGCAGGTATGTGAAATCAAAAGATCTGGTAAATTGTGGGATTGATTTGAACTTCTGTACCTGGATTGGACTTCCAGCATAGAATAAAATAGGCCTTGCAGTAGTCACTCTAACGACATTGGCAGTAGCAGTTTGAGCAACTGCTGTTACTTTAGTTAACCTGCGCTGTCTATTTTGACCCACTGTTTCACAAATATCAAGATCCGTAGATACTATCAAATCTCCTACAGATATAGGTGAACTTGGAGTAGATGAGATAGTGAAGTTAGTTGGGTCGATTTGAGTTACGACGTTTATAAATTGGTTGATTGATCCTACTGAAGAAATTATATCGGTTTTGCCAGCTGCTACAGATAAACCTATGTTATCGGAAGCATAAACAGATCCAAATGCAGGATAATCTGTTAATTGAGAAGGACTTAATCTTTCCTCCCCTGAGAATGTTCTTGCAAATGTTATGTTAAATTGGTCCCTATCTACCGTATTCTCATATGAAATAAAATTAACGGAGGAACCAGTATCATTAAGCCAGACCTGATCACCGTTTGCAAGTTCAATATAAAGTACGTCCTGATAAAAATCAGTGCTTAACTGACCAGTAAGAACATCATCTGGGGTACCTGCGGTTGCACCAGTAGCTGGATCAACCTCAGTTATATCAAGATAATCAGATGCTGCAATTTGGTAGTAACCAGAGGTAATGTAGCCAGCAGTAGCACCAACTAAATTAGAGTAAGGAAATACACTTACTCCTTGAGTAGCGTAAGAAGCTGTATCGAGAGGGTGTGTCCATGTTAAAACAACCTCACCGCCAGTTTGAATTGCTCCAGATATCTTGAGTTTTACGATGTCATTTGAGGCAAACTGATTTATTACACTTCCTGTTAATCCAGTAAGACCTGTTACCTTACCAATTATGTAAGGAGAGCTTGTAGTAGACGGAGTAGCAAAAGAAGCAAGAGCCAATTTTTGATCTGCCGTTAATGAAGCTCCAGTAACACCAGTGTTTGTTTTAATATAATGAAGACCTCCAAAAGTTAAAGACGAACTGTAGTTATCAAAAGCTCCAGTTACAACACCTGCTGTTGCACCAGTAGCTGCTGAAAGACTAAATAATGTTCCAGTTTTGATTGATTGAGCACCAACACCGTTATCATCAATCTCATTGCTATTTTGGCTGTAGAGATAGTCTGCAGTCAGATTTTGATCGTAGCTGAGGAAATTTAATCTAGCATCTACGATATCTCTATCTGCTGTAAGCTCGTCTATTAAGTGGTGACCAACCAAATCAATCTTATAAGGGTTTGTACAGATGCTATCCATAGCATCTTCATCAACAGCACAGAATAGGCCGGTTGAAGGAGTATTGTTGTTGATTAATGTCTGAATGTATTGGTTATTACCATTTAAATCAACAAAATCTGGAATAATGCATCCAGTCGTTTGTGCCACGATATTTACATCAGGCTGGGAAAGAAAATTGTTGATTTGACTTTTAATAAATCCATTTCTTGTAAAGTAAGAACTCCATTTAGGATCAAGAGAAAGGGTCTCGTAGTCTGTCCAGTCTCCAGATACTGAAATTACATCGATGAAGAAATCAGAAATGTAATCATATGGATGCATGAAAGGCGGCACATTATCTGCTCCGTACCAATCAATTGCAAAAACATCATATCCCTGAAGTGGCGGGTTTGCATCGGTTGACTTCCTTACAATGACGCTCATTGCTTGTTTCCCTAAATTAACAAGATTAAATAAACGTCCGGTATCTACTGTCGAAAGGGTCGCTAAAAAATAAGAGGAGTCAGCAAACCAAAATCTCTCCTTGTTATAGAAGGAAGAATACAGTCTCGAGGTAAGAACACCGTTGGATTGCTCGGTATCAACAGAATAACCGAAGTAGTTTACAACATCAGCCGTAGGACTTTCCGTGTCATCATTAAGGCTCATAAGATTTAGAGCGAAAACGGGTCCCTGTCCCAAGCAGGTTAAAATCGATCTGTGAAAGAAAGATCCTTTAGCTTCCAATGTTTTATCGATATCACCAAAGATAGCGATTGCTGTAGTAACATCAGGAATGTATACAGGAGCGTTAAAAGGTCCTTTGTTAGAGAATCCCACCACCAACCGAATCGTTTGCGAAGTCAGAATTATGTTCTCTGAAGCATCAAACTCTAACGTATAGACACCGGAGGCTTTAAATTGGGATAAATCAAGTTTGATTTTCTTTGCCATTATTATTCAAGAGATATTTTTGCCTAGTATATATCTAACCTAAAGGAAGCATTTTGGGTGCAACCCGGTTTTAAATCTATATATCGGTTTTGATTATTTTTTTATAGGAGTTGGCTAAAAGAGCTATAAAAACCTCCCTCTTTTGTTCCACCCTCTTCGGGACCTGAATTTAACTTGGCATCTATTATTTCACGATATGAATCTGAGAGACCATCATAAAGCTCACCCACTAGGTCATAAAAATCAGAGGACTCAAATAACCCAGAAAGATTTACAACAGTCATAGCAACGTCGTCATGTCCAGTCTGGCTAGAATAAGTTCCTCTAGAATTTAGGCCAAAAGAGAAAAGCTCAGGTATTGTCCAGTTTTTTTCATTTAATAAAACCCGATTAAGACGAACCTGAGATCTCAACATTTCACAATACTTGAGTTTATTTTTCTCATTATATTTAATACCAGGTTTTCTTGTTCGGGCAGATTCGGTATGTTTAGTGTGAACAAAGAGTTCTAAAGGTATGTTGTCATTGAGTGATAGCTTATCAATTAAAAGCTCACCCTTAAAATTTATCTCCAATAAAACACGGACGTTGTCACCATAGAAAAATCTAACCAATAAAGCCTCAAGTATTCTCTTGAAATCTTCTACCTCTATTTCATTATCCCTATAGACTCCTACCTGTAAAAGCCCAAAAAAGTCAGATTCGTCCTGAAAATCATCAAGATCTTCTATTACTTTCCTTGGAAGAGGCACAACTTTAAAAATATTCAAAACAGTGTAATCACCCTTTCCCCCACCTGCTAAATCAATAGAAAGGACAAATCTATTAGTTTTTATTGTGTTGTCATCAAGACTGAATTTTGGGTGCCATCTAAAATTTTCATAGGATAACCCAATATCAGTAAGCACGTCCATCTCTTTCCAAACATACTCAATCTCGTTAGATTTTATTTTCTTTAGTTCATTAGAGCCAAGCAAAAGAGTAGAAGAACTTAAAAATTGATTACCATATTCCTGATTAAAAAGTTCCTCCGACCCAAGGTTAGTAATCTCTTCTTTTTTCCAATTTTCATCTCTTCCGGGTACCTGCCACCAATCTACTCTGATTGGATTAAAACTGTTCTCTCCTGTTACCGCACCTTGATAAATTTCATAGAACTTATTCATCCCGTTCGGTGTAGACGTTATAACAATTCGAGAAACCTTAGATGAGGATACTGTAGGATATGTAGATCTGAAGAAGGATTCAATAAAATTTGGATGAATGTGTGCAAACTCATCCATGTATAAGAAATGGATGGTAAAACCAATAGCAGAAGTTTTTGTGGTAGTCTTTGCAATTGCTCTACAGCCGTTATCGAATTTCATTGACATAACATTATTTACTACCAAACCAGGTTTTAAAAACCAAGGTAAACCTCTTACGATCGCTTTAATCTTGTCCATCAATTCTTCCGCAGTAGAACCAACGTTTGCTAAGATCATTGCGTTTTTGTCATGGTTAAAAAGAAGATACCAAACTAGAACTATGGCAGACGTAATAGATTTTCCAACTTGTCTAGGAGCTAAAAATATATTAAACCTACTTGCTTGGTATTCCCTAAGAACAGATTCTTGGTAATCCCTTAGTTTAACATAAAAGAGGCCATCGTCTGTCATAACCCGACAATATTTGGCAAAGTATACAACATCCTTTGCACACTTCTCAATTTCTAGGATTTCTTCCGGGGTATATTCATACAAAAGATTAGATCTTTTAAGCTCCGGGTCGCCGTCATGGAAAGGGTTGTCTACAGATTTATAAT